GAAGGTAGATTGAATCCTATCGCAACATTCCCTGGTCAAGGTGTTACTGTATTTGGACAGAAAACATTACAAGCTAAACCATCGGCATTGGATAGAATCAATGTAAGAAGATTGTTAATCGCAGTGAAGAAATTCATCGCATCATCTACTCGTTACTTAGTGTTTGAAAACAACACAGCAGCTACGAGAAATAGATTCTTATCAATCGTTAATCCTTACTTAGAATCAATTCAACAAAGACAAGGTTTATACGCATTTAGAGTAAAGATGGATGAATCCAACAATACTCCTGATGTTATAGATAGAAACATTATGGTAGGTGAGATTTTCTTACAACCAGCGAAAACAGCAGAATTTATAGTTCTTGATTTCAATGTATTACCAACGGGAGCAGCATTTCCTGAATAGTATAAATAAATTAGTTCCCCTTTTTTAAGGGGGACTAACTATTTTTTGAAATAAACTATATTTATTATAAAGAATTAGAAACGGAGAAAACTAAATGGCACAATTATTAGACCCAACAGAAGTAATGTTTACATCATTCGAACCGAAGATGTCAAACAGATTTATTATGTACATTGAGGGTATCCCAGCGTACTTAATAAAGGCAGCCAATAGACCAGAGATAACAAACGGAAAGGTTACTATTGACCACGTTAACGTTAGAAGATATGTAAAAGGTAGAAGTGAGTGGAGTGATATAACGATTTCATTATATGACCCAGTAGTTCCTTCAGCAGCACAAGCAGCTATGGAATGGGTAAGATTACACCACGAATCAGTAACAGGTAGAGATGGTTACTCTGATTTCTATAAGAAAGATATCACATTTAACAGTTTGGGTCCTGTTGGTGATAAAGTAGAAGAGTGGACACTTAAAGGAGCATACATTCAAACAGCAAAATTCTCAGATATGGATTATACTGGTGAAGATTTAGCAACTGTAGATTTAACACTTACATACGATTACGCAATATTACAATATTAATTTTCGGATTATAGTAAAAATTACAAATTTAGAAACCCTAACAGAAATGTTGGGGTTTTTTCGTTTAATTAATTATATTTGTATATTTATATATGGTTAACCAATATTAAAAATAGTTTTAAAACGAGAAATGTTATGAGTAAAGAAGATTTACAAGACGAATACAAAAAACCCATATCTTCAGAAGATATGGTTGAGCTTGCTAAACAGCAGTATGAGCAAAAAAAGGTTTCTGATTACAAATTTCCTACAGAAATCATTGAATTACCATCAAAAGGTTTAATTTATCCAAAAGATAATTCACTCTCAAGTGGTAAAGTGGAAATGAAGTATATGACAGCTAAAGAAGAGGATATACTTACTACTCAATCTTACATAAAAGATGGTTCAGTATTAGATAGATTGTTTCAATCACTAATAATATCAAATGGTGAAGGAACACCTGTAAAATATGTAGATATCACATTAGGTGATAAAAACGCTATTATGATTGCAGCTAGAATCTTAGGATATGGTAAAGATTATGAAGTAGAAATTGATGATGCATCATCTCCAGGTACGAAACAAAAAGATACAATTGATTTAACTCAATTTGATTCTTATGAGTATGATGGTACTAATCAAACAGAATTACATAAAAATGAATTTTCATTTGAATTACCGCAATCTAAAAGAACTGTTACATTCCAAGCTTTAACTGAAAGTAAAGAAAGAAAAATCAAACATCAACTTGATGCACAAAAGAAACAATCAAGAAGAATGAAAGATTTTACAGATAAACAACTTACTACTAGATTAAAAAATACAATACTATCAATAGATGAAGATACTTCACAAGAAAGTATTAACCATTTTGTGGATAACGAATTATTTGCGGCCGATTCAAGGGCTCTCAGAGCGCAGATAAACGCAGTTGTTCCAGATGTTGATTTAACATACGAATTTATTTCTGAAGAGACCGGGGAAAGGAGAGAAATGCTACTGCCTATGGATTTAGGGTTTTTTTGGCCTCAATCATAGTTATAGAAAGCATTTACATTCTCACATTTTCGATTTAATTTTTCACGGAAATGGTGGATTCACATTTTCTGATGTTTATAATATGCCTGTTTGGGCTCGAACATTTTACATAAGTAAAATAGTAGAGTGGAAGCAGGAAGAAAAGAAAGAATATGAAAAACAAACGAAGAAATCAAAAGGAATTCGAAGATAATATTAATACCCAACAGATTTACAACAGATTTGTTGGGTATTTCTATATTTATACTATATAAGAACAACGGGATATAAATTATGGCAAAAATAAAAAAATCAAAATTGACTGAACATTTCAAGTCAATTGGAATGACAGAGGGGTTTTTATCTAAATTTTTCGCAAGGCTTAAAAAAAGTGGAAAAGAAAAAGAATATGAAAAACTTACCAACGACCCATCGTATCAAGCAATATTAAAAAAATACAACATTAAACCCACAGATTGGAAATAATAGGATAGTATTTAACTATGGCTAAGGATAATAACAAACAGAACGAAAGTTACTTAAAAAGACTAGAAGCGGCCAATGCCCGAATTCTTAAAACAAAGGAAGCGGAATATAAGGTTCAAAAAGACCTGTCTAAAATATTAGATGCTCAGATTAATGGTTCATCTAGTATGGTTGCAAAAATGCAGGAAAAAAACAAAGCTGCATTACAAGGAAAAAGTATTGAAGAGCAACTAAAAATTATCCAACAAAAAAGAGAAAAAGTTGTTGCATCAATTGCATTTTCAAATTCAAAAGCAAAACAAGAACTTTTAGCTCAACTAAACGAAACTGAAGTTATTTTAGGAACAGAAGTAAAACGTAAAGATTTAGCAGAAGAAATAAATACTCAAGCAAAAGAAACCAGAGATGAACTTTATGGTAGTTTAGGTACATTAGGTGAAATGTTAAAAGCCGGTACTACATTAGCCGTTGCTTTTGCAGCACTAAAAGGATTAACTGAAGCAGTTTCAGCTACATTTGATGCTACATTAGGATTTGCATCCGAACTAAATAAAGAATTAGGTATTTCAGGAGAACAGGCCGCTAAATTAGGAATGATGAACTTTTCTTTAGATGTAGCGTTCTCTAGATTTAGTGTAGAGCAACTTAATCAAGCTACCAAAGATTTTGCAGATACGATGGGTACAACTGCAGGATTAACCAATGACCTTAGAAACTCAATGGCCGAACTTTCAGCTATGGGTGTTGGTGGTGAAGATGCAGCCAAACTATCTCAATCATTTGAAACAGCAAATGGTTCAGCTGCAGATATGACAACAGAAATCAAAGATATGGCTAATGATGCTGGCGTAATGGCTAGTACTACATTCAAAGATTTAGCAACTCAACAAAATTTAATGTTGGGTGCAACCAAAGCAGAAATAAAAGAATTAGCTAAAAAGACTATAGAACTTAATAAGCAAGGTATTTCATTGGAACAAATGAAAGGTATCTCACAATCTATGATGGATATAGAAGGTTCAATGAAAGCTCAAGCTAAAGCTAGAATTATGTTGCAAGGTAAATTATCTAAAGACCAAATGGCTGGTATGAAAGATATGACAGCCGCAGCATTAGAATTTCAACGAACTGGTAATATGGATGTTATGACTGATGCACTTAAACGAGTTAAAATGAGTGCTAAAGAGTTTAACGATTTAGGCCCAAGAGGGCAAGAAGTATATGCTCAATCCATTGGAATGACCGCAGAAACATTAGGTGATGTGATTCGTAAACAAGAACAAATGGGTAAAGTACAAGAAAACTTTGGTTCAGGCGCAGCTTCAATGTTAGAAACATATCAAAGAGTTCCTGACTCCATAAAAAAAGGTGTAAGTGGATTAATAGCATTTGCAGCTCAACAAATGATAATTTCTAAAATGCAAACTGGTTCAACTGGTATAGGTAATATTTTTGGTAAAAAGAAAAGTGGTGGTGGACCAATGGATGTGGAAGTACCAAAATCAAGTGGGCCTGTTTCAAAAGGTGCAAGTAAAAGTGGTGGTGGATTGAAATCATTAGCATCAGGTTTAAAAGCTTTAGGTAGTGCTAAAGCGTTAGCAGGGGTTGGTGTATTAGCATTAGCAGGACCTGCACTTTTATTAGCTTTACCATCAATTCCATTTTTAGCGTTTATGGCAGCGGTGCCGGGTAAAGCTTTACAAGCGGGACTAAAAGCTTTAGGAAAAGGATTAACCGCATTAGGTCAAGCAGCCGCAAGTGGAATGTTATTTCTTGGAGCTCTTGCTTTAGCAGCAATTGGAGCAGCTATGATTCCATTCGCATATGCTTTATCATTATTATCACCATTGGTAGAAGCATTTGGTAATATAATAGTAGGTGTATTCAGCGCAATTCCACCAATTATAACCGCAGTAGCAGAAGGATTTGTAACTATATTAGGAGCAGTAAATCCTAAAAATGTATTAGGAATGTTAATGCTAGGACCCGCATTATTATCAGCATCGGTTGGTATGATAGCATTTTCAGCCGCAATGGCAGTAGGTGGTATAATGTCGTTCTTTGGTGGTGGTATTGTAGACCAAATAAAAGAATTATCAGAAATAGGGCCAGGTGTTAAACAAGCTGGCGATGGATTAGCATCGGTAGCAGGTAATATCGCAATTATTAGTGGTGCGATGGCCGGATTAGGAAGTTTAGTATCACCACTATATTTATTAGCAGGTGGTTTAATGAGTATCTCAGGAGGATTAACAGCAATTGCATTCTCAGGTCTATTAGCAATGCCTGTATTCGCAGCATTAACTGGTTTAGCAGCTATAGCTCCTGTATTAGAAGGATTGGGAAGTTTCTTTGGAATGGGTGGAGATAATGAATCAAGTTCTTCAGATTCCTCAATGAAAGATGTTGTAGATGCAATAAATGAATTAAGAGGTGATATATCAACACAACCAATAGTATTAACAATCGATGGTAAAGCAGTACAACGAATTAGTAGAGTACAAAGTAGACAATCAGCAGCGACAAGGGGAAGTAGATAATGGCACTTAAAGATATGAAATCAGATTTATCTAAATTTAGAGTTCCTAAAAAAACACCATTAGAATCTAAAGAAAGAACAGATATTAAAAAGAACCAAAATCAAACACCTTTGAGTTCTATGATAGAATCTGCTCCTAAAATTCCACGTTCTCAAACTACAACTAACAAAGAAGGTGTAAAACCTCAAAAAGTAAATCAAACTGAAAAGTTTAAAGGTGAAACATCACCTAAACCTATGGATAATTCAGAAAAGTTCTTAGGTGAAACAAATCCTAAACCAATGAGTTTAGAAGAAAGATATTTAGGGCAAACAGACCCAACATTGGTAAATCAATCAGAAAAGTTCAAAGGTGAAACATCACCAACAGAAATGAATAACCAATCACAATTCTTAGGTGAAACATCACCGAAAGAAGCAAACAACTCAGAACAATTCTTAGGTGAAACATCACCAACAGAAATGAATAATAAATCTCAGTTCTTAGGTGAAACATCACCTAAGCCAATGAGTTTAGAAGAGAGGTATTTAGGTGAAACAACTCCTAATGAATCCGATATAAGTTCTAAATTCTTAGGTGAAACAACTCCTAATGAGATGAATAACAAATCTCAGTTCTTAGGTGAAACAACTCCTAATGAATCTGATAGAAGTTCTAAGTTTTTAGGTGAAACAACACCAACACCTATGAGTATAACAAATGGTGAAGCTTCATTAGGTGAAACCACTCCTAATGGATTTACATTCACATCTAAATTTTTAGGTGAAACCACTCCAAGCGCATTTGGATTCACATCACAATTCTTAGGTGAAACTGATACTATTACATTATCTCAAGGTGATAAAGATAAGGGTGAAACAACTCCAAATAAATTTACATTCAATTCTAAATTAGAAAATGAAGGTAAAGAATTTGGTGAAGTAAATTATCAAACTGATATTCACGCATTAGGGTTTAATTCAAAATTCGGTGGAGTTGAAGCAAGTAAATTTGTAGGTGTTAATCCAGATAATACTGTATTTGATGGAACAACATCTTTATTCGGAAATATAGAAGATAATTCTTTTAAAGTTGGTGGAACATATAGTGATTCTTATAATAATGCAGGTGGTATGAATTCAGGCCAAGATGGATTTGGTATTGGAAAAGGGCAGGCAGAAAGAAAATCCCCATCTTTCTTAGATGAACAATATTCTAAATTCAATCTTAAAGATGATTCATACAATAAAGGATTGGGTTTATTTAGACAACCATTTATATTAAGAGGTATTCAAAGAAGAAAAGTTTCCAAAGGAGAACCTCAAGTTTGGGGAGTTGGTGGATTCCATTACGATGAAGGTGCTATCAGAGGTGGTATTGTTACATCAACTGTAAGAGCATTAGTAGATGTTGCTAGAATTGGTAGTTGGTTCGCATCTGTTCCTGGTATATTATGGGGAGCAAAACAATTCGGATTACAACGTTCTCAAAAATTTGGTAAAGTATGGACACCAGTTGGTATGTTAGCAGCTATAGGTGGACAACACATTGGATTAAAAGCACAACGACCAGGTTTAATACCATTAGTAGATAGTA